TTTTTTTTAACCTAAGTAGTCTAGAACAATGTCTAGCAACGTTAGGAAATGCACGAGGCTCTGGACAGAGCCGCTGGCGCATACGGGGTTGTTCGGCGAAATGTCGCGACTCCCCCTGTGGTACAATGATCATCTTACGAGACCATCTGTGCCAAAGGAATTGTCCACTTACGTAAGTGGGACACATTACTTATCCACAAAGCAGGTACCATCGTGCCTGATTTTGCGGACCGCGGGTTCCGCCTCCGTGAGGCGCAACCGCGAAGATCTTCTACGATCAGGGTTTACCCTGCGTGAAGACTTCGGTAAGTCGGGCGAGGAATCGCGCGATCTTACCGTCCGACGGTTGACAACTGGATTGTTGTCACCGATCGGTTCACTTGCCGAAGTCTTATCCGAGGCTTCGCAAGTTGCCGACATCATGCATCAATCCGATGACATGATGATCGACTCCGATGCAGAGACGTCAGGCTCTGAAACCGGAGATATTCCGAGTGTGATTGAGGAATCGGCACACTCGAAACTAATTCGATTCAGGAAGACATCCCGATATCGGATTAAGTACGATGACCCATGGAAAATCCATGCAGGTTATCGTCTCGGCGAGATACGGGGGGAGTCCCCCGACCTCGTCGTATGGTCCGGCGACGTAATACGTCTGCAGGACCCACTCCCACCTAGGCTTCTTGGGCCTAGTTGGGATGTGTCTTCAAAATCGAAAGTTCGATTTGAAGACATACGTAATCACCTGTGCAAAACACATGTGATATACGAACACACCCATTGGGGAAAATATCTCCGAAGGTTGTGTAACGAGCCTGGAGGTCATTACTTGACCTGGGCACGTAAGCTGAGATATCGGTTAAACCGGTTTCTCAGCGGATCGACTGACCCTGAGATGTCAAAGGGATTAGTCGAACGCCTGTACGAAGACACTAAGTGTGACGTACGGGCACGGTCTCTCAGACTCATAGAGCTGTTAAAGACCGTCGACGGGATATTCTTACAGAGATATCTGTGTTATCCCGAGGAAGTGTGGACATGGGACAGATTTGACCTGTTCACACTTGGAAACATCGCCTCTTTACTAGGGGACGAGTTTCTCGATGGTGTAATGACCGAAGAGGCCATCACCATCAGCACTGCCTACTCACAGCTAAAAGCTGGTAGGAAGTGGTTCAAGGGCCACGCACTCCGCGGGACACTTGAACAAGCACTGCAGAATATGGATGAAGTTCCACTGCTGTGCAGGCAATTCGTGAACGTCTGGCGACGCGCGAATTGCTCGACAGGACCGAGAAGAACTTACTTGCTCGGCATCTTGTCACAGACCAGGGGGGCAGGCACTCCTCCTCCTTTGGTCTTACTCCAATCCAAGGTGAAATTCTTAAGCACCATTGGAAGGAGTCCGCCACCCGAATCCGCCACAGAGCGGAGTATACGGATGGCCGCCCTTGAGGAGGTCCTTAGCGACCTACCTCAAGAGGCTTTCACTGGATTGGCGACAAAAGCGCGAGTCACAGTGAGCACCTCCTCTTCCTGGGAAAAGACCCGGCGTGAGGGGGGGACGATAGAGGCGGCACGAGAAATACTCGCGTCTCTACCGATCGGTGAGCAGGTACCTATTCGGGACCTGGACACCGGGCGAATCGACACCTACCGTAGTGTAGGTGATTTCGATTCCACCGGGGAAGTGATTTTCTGGCTATCGCTAGATCACGTCCTCAGATCACCACCGGGGCGTTTGAAATACGCCTTTCTCACGATGGTGAAAGAGCCGGGTAAGGCAAGGACCGTTACCAAGGCTCGTGCTTGTCTAAAGATCGTACTAGATCTTGTACACAAGCTGTGCTCCGCTCCTCTAGAGAAGGGGATACGGAGCAGTGCATCCGGGATGGGAAAATCCAATCACGGATGGAATCTCTTCTGCCGTCTGATGTCAGACGAAGTAAGAGATATGGTTTTCTCTCTCGATAATCGAGAGGAAAACCCCTATGAAGGCTATGTCGAGAGGACAGACACCTTCAAGAACCTCTACATATCGTCAACCGACTATGAAGAGGCAACCGATCAGTTGACTCATAGAGTTGCATCTGATCTGGGCGGGGCCTGGATGCGCAAGTGCGGCATTCCCAGACTCCTTCGAGCGATCGTGGAGCAAACGTGCTTCCGACCGCGCGAGGTCTTCTTTACCGCAAAAGGGGTATTGAAGACAATCGGCATTCCCAGGCCTGACTTAGGGCCTGAAATTCGAGGAATGACGATGATCAACGGCGTCCTTATGGGCGATCCGCTGACCAAGGTCGTACTCCACCTCACAAACGTGGTAGCACGACGAGCAGGCGAACGGTTATTCCAACCGTCCTTCTACTCGAAGTTTCGTAACGCTAGTCAAGCGTACGAGACATTCATGACCCATACCGGACGTCCGGCGTAAAGGTCATTGTTACTGGCTACACCCCGTCAGGAGTGTCCAGTGGCAACGCAACGCCCCCTAAGGGGAGCAATTACGTTAAAAAAAAAA